CATATGTTGTTCAGCAACGTCCGCAAGCGGATGCTGAGCGCAACGTGCGGTCGCGCCGGGATGACTTGCTGCAAGAAAGCGATTGGACCCAGCTACCTGACAGCCCGCTGTCTGCCGACAGCAAGACAGCGTGGGCTACCTACCGACAGCAACTTCGTGATATAACAAGTCAAGCGGGTTTCCCGTACAGCGTCGTCTGGCCCACGCCACCGGAGTAAGTAGATGCTTGGATTTACGCCCCTATCAGCCGCGCCGCTTGCCGATGATGGGCAGGCAGTCGGTGGTGGCGTTGCCGTATCTGTAACTGGCGTCTCTGGCGTAGGCAGTGTAGGCACCGTTGATGTTAACCCGGATGTCATCCTTGATGGCGTTGAAGCCACAGGACAAGTCGGTACCGCCACGGCTTCCGCTGGTGCCAGTGCGTCTGCAACAGGTGTTGCTGCCACAGGCGGGGTTGGCTCTCTAACGGTTTCCGCTGACAACAACACCACTGCAACGGGCGTTCAGGCGTCTGGCGAGATTGGCACAGTCACCATTTCTGCTGATGCTGCCTCTGTCACAGGCATAGCTGCATCCGGTGACATAGGGGCGGCTTCCGTATCCGGAGACAGCAGCACGACCGCAACTGGCGTTCAGGCCTCTGGCTCTGTTGGCTCCGTTGTAATTTCTATCAGTGCTACTGCTCCCGTTACAGGTGTTACTGCCACAGGGTCCGTTGACACAGCGGCTGTGGTTAACTCTGCTGTTGTTTCGCCGCTTGGTGTTGAGGCTACCCTAGCAACTCCGTCTGTGATAGTTTGGGGACCAATAGCTCCAGAGCCGCCGGTAACTTGGACTGAAACAACACCCCCCTCTGGGGACATATGGACAGAAATAGTTCCGCCGTCCGGTGATGGGTGGGACGACATAGCCGCATAAGAGGGCCTCATGGCAAGTAACCCGTCACAAAATCTCGCCCTTGAACTCATGACCACGGGCGAAAAATCCGGTCAGTGGGGCGACATCACCAATGTGAACATGCAGATTATCGACCGCGCCACAAAGGGCGTAGGTACGATTACTTTGACCACCACAAGCTACAGCCTTGACACGGATGATTACACTGCGTCCGAGGGGCATTACGCGGTGCTGGTTTTCGCGGGAACCCCCGGCGGCACATGTACGGTGACGATCAACCCTAACGACCAGCAAAAGGTGTTCATAGTCCGCAACACAACGCCCAGCAGCGTTGTGTTAACTCAGGGTTCTGGTGGTAATGTCACAGTTGCATCCGGCGAAGCAACAATCGTGTACGCGACAGGGTCGGGCTCGGGTTCGACTGTCGTGGACATCGCTTCGCTTTTTGGGTTTCAGGCATCCTCTACTACTTTGACCGATATTTCTGGTCTTTCCGTAACAGACGGTAATTTTATTGTTGGGAACGGGTCTACTTGGGTTGCGGAGAGTGGCGCTACTGCCCGGACCTCGTTGGGCCTTGGTACTATTGCTACGCAGGACAGCAGCAGTGTTAGCATCACGGGTGGGTCGGTTAGCAGTGTTAGCATCACGGGTGGGTCGGTTAGCGGAATTACGGATTTGGCGATTGCTGATGGTGGCACGGGGGCTTCTACTGCGTCTGCCGCGCGCACCAATCTTGGGGTGGCAATCGGCACCGACGTGTTGGCATATGATTCAAACCTGCAATCGTTTGTAAGCACGTTTACCCTTCCGACGACCGACTCCACAAACGGCTACGTCTTGTCCACAGACGGCGCAGGAAACCTCGTGTTCGCTGCTACCGGTACAGGTGACGGCAGCGTTACCTCGGTAGCCGTGTCCGGGGGCACTACGGGCCTAACGACCTCTGGCGGTCCTATCACGACATCAGGAACTATAACCCTCTCGGGCACGCTTAACGTGGCCAATGGTGGTACGGGTGCGACGACCGACTCTGGCGCAAGAACTGCTCTTGGTCTGGCGATTGGCACTGATGTGCAGGCCTATGACGCAGATCTGACCACCATTGCAGGACTGGCGAAAACGGACGGAAACTTCATTGTAGGTAACGGCACGGCATGGACCGTGGAAAGCGGTGCAACGGCACGTACGTCGCTTGGTCTGGCGATTGGCACTGATGTGCTGGCCTACGACAGCAACCTACAGAGCTTTGTTACGGCTTTCACTTTACCGACATCGGACGGCACGGCAGACCAAGTCTTGTCCACAAACGGTTCTGGTACGCTTTCCTTTTCTTCTCTGGACATAAACAATCTGTCTGACGGGTATTACGACGGTTCTTCTCTGGGCTTGGGCTCGGGCGCGTTGGCCAACGACAACGGCACCACGAACCAAAACACGGCGGTGGGGAAAGATGCGCTGACCTCAGTTACCTCTGGGAGTTTTAACACCTCTGTCGGATCAAATTCTTGCAACAGCATCACCACAGGCAGTAACAACACGGCAATAGGTTTCAACACTTTAGATTATATAGCCTCGGGAACCGGCAACACGGCGATAGGCAGTGAAGCGGGAATATATGCCCGTGGATCATCAAACACGTTTGTAGGACATAAAGCGGGGTACTACGCATCCACCCTGTTCTCTTCGGAACCCGCTGCCACGCACAACACAGCCGTTGGATTTCAAGCTCTTTACGGCCTTGCCGGCTCTGGCGACGGCTACTTTAACACAGCCGTGGGTTCTCAGGCAGGGGCCACCATAACGACCGGGTACAATAATGTCGTCATAGGTTATAACGCGCAGGCTTCTTCTTCGACGGCTACTAACGAAATCACTATCGGTAGCGCCTCGCAAAAAGTTGTACGTTTTCCGGGGACTACGACGGTTTCAGCCCTTCCATCCGCTTCAACAGTAGGTGCAGGTGCAAGAGCCTTTGTCACAGACGCAACAGCAACGACCTTTGCGAGCGTTGTAGCGGGTAGCGGCTCAAATGGTGTTCCGGTGTATTCTGACGGCACCAACTGGCGGATCGGATGACACATGCCTCTGACCAAACTTACGTTTCGTCCCGGGATTAACCGAGAAGTAACTTCGTACACCAACGAAGGGGGCTGGTACGATTGTGACAAGATCCGGTTTCAAAACGGTTTTCCCGAGCAGATAGGCGGTTGGCAGAAACTATCTCTTAAAACCTTTTTAGGGACGTGTCGTTCTCTTCACCCGTGGGTAGCTTTAAACCGCAACTCGTACCTTGGCGTTGGTACAAGTCTTAAATACTACATTGAACAGGGTGGTGACTTTTATGACATCACGCCCATCCGCGAAACCACGGCTGCGGGTGCGGTTACGTTTTCAGCCACGGCGGGTTCCACGACGCTTACTGTTACCGACACGGATCATGGTGCTGTTGACGGCGACTTTGTCACCTTCAGCGGCGCGGTGTCTTTGGGCGGGGTAATTACCGCCGACGTTTTGAACACCGAGTATCAAATCGTAACCGTGGTGAATGCGGATACATATACGATCACTGCCAGTGTAGCTGCTGACTCTTCTGATACAGGCAACGGTGGAGCATCCGTTGTCGGTGCTTATCAGATCAATGTCGGTCTTGATACGACTGTCACGGGGACTGGATGGGGTACAGACACATGGGGTGCTGGCGCGTGGGGCATTGCTTCTGATGCGCCGGTCGTTACAAGTACGCTTCGGCTGTGGTCTGCAGACAACTACGGCGAACACTTGGTCTATAACGTGCGGGATGGCGGCATATATTACTGGGACGCATCTGGAGTTAACCCTCTGGACCAACGCGGAGTAGCCTTGTCGTCTCTGGCGGGGGCAAACAAAACCCCTACTATTGCCAAACAGGTATTGATCTCTGATCGGGATCGCCACGTCATTGCGTTTGGTTGCGATGATGAGTTTTCTATCGGAACACAGGACCCGATGCTTATTCGGTTTTCCGACCAAGGAAGTTTAACGGATTGGGAAACCCAGCCCGAAAAAACCGCAGGAAGCCTGCGCCTTGGTTCCGGCTCCGAAATTGTTTGCGCAGTAGAGACCCGCCAACAGGTGCTGATCTACACAGACACAACGCTTTATGCGATGCAGTATCTCGGGCCGCCGTTCATCTTCGGCGTAACAACCCTGTCGGAAAACATTACCATCCAGTCTCCACAGGCCGCGATTGCCGTGCAAGACCGCGTGTTCTGGATGGGGAAGAACGAGTTTTACGTTTACTCGGGTGCGGTGGAGCGGCTGGCGTGTTCTGTACGAAGCTTTGTGTTTGATGAGCTTGACACAACGCAGGCTGAAAAAGTGGTGTCCGGGGCCAACTCCACCTTTGGTGAAGTGTGGTGGTTTTACCCGTCCATAAACAGTGGCGGGGTTGTGGATCGTTATGTGGTTTATAACTACGAACAGAACGTCTGGTATTTTGGTCAGCTAGAGCGAACCGCTTGGTTGGACCGGGGCGTAAATCCCTTGCCGATAGCCGCAGGCCGCGACGGTTATTTATATGAACATGAGACGGGCTTGAACGACGGCAGCGTCAGCCCTTCGCAGGCAATTAGCTCTTACATTCAATCCAGCCCGCTTGATATTGGCGAAGGTGATCAGTTCACGTTTATCTCAAGAATGATTCCAGACGTTGATTTTAGGGACTCGACCGCCACCACGCCAAAAGTTGAACTAACTTTGTCCGTTCGAAATTTTCCAGACGGTACGTACTTTGACAGCAGCACTCAAGATTTTGTAAAGACGCAGGCTGTTTCCGTAGAGCAGCGCACAGAACAGCTGTTTTTCCGTCTGCGTGGGCGTCAGATGAGTTTTAAAATCAGTTCTAATGAACGGAATGTACAGTGGCGCTTGGGGAGTCCCCGTGTTGACATTCGCGCTGACGGGAGGCGTTGATGGCTCGCAATCTACCACGCCCCTATTTCCCGGTGCCGTCTCCCGAATACCGGCAGGACTACTTTGTAGAACTGATTCGTGCGTTCTCGGTATATATTGAGCAACAGGCCAACCCCGGCGAAGGCCGCAACACTTTTACGGTTTTCACGGCGCTGCAAACTGACGACTACAACCTCGAACCGGGATCCGTGTTTCAGCAAGATGGTTTCCTGAAAGTTGCTCTGCCGTATAAATCTCATGTGCGCGGTGTGTCTGGATCCGGTCAGGTCGGTTCTGTAAGTGTGACGACATGAGGTGGAAACCTTTGAAAACATCTGATATGGTGGCTCAAACGTCGTTTGACCGGCGCAGCCCCACATCGTTAGGAGACCTGTGATGCCTGTGCCTCTTCTTGCCCCTTTGCTTGGATCGCTTGCCGCGACATTGCTGCCTGCCTCTGCTACTGCAGGGATAACAGGCGGCATAGCTTCGTTGTTGGGCGGCGGGGCGCTGGCCACGAAGATCGCGGCGGCGGCTCCGGCCGCATTGGGATCGGCAATCGGCACGCTGGCAGCAGGCGGGGATTTGGCAGAGGCTGCAAAGAATGCGGTTCTCGGCGGAGTCGGCGGCGCAGCACTCGGCGGACTTGGAAGCTTGGGTGCAAAAGCCGGTCAGGCTGCGGGTCAGGCTGCGGGTCAGGCTGCGGCGCAAACAGCTTCGGCTGCGGCTCCGCAAATGGCTGCATCAACAGTTGCAGCAGAGGCGGCCGCCAGTTCCGCACCGGCTGCGGCAAACACAGCGCTACAAAGCCTCGACATCCAAAAGCTCGCAAAGATCGCGAGTGCCTTTGGCGGAGGTGGACAGCAGCAGCCGCCCATCGCGGCCCCCATGCCTGCTCGCCGCATGCAGCCCGAGGAACGCCTGTCCATGCCGGGCAATGTTCCCCCTTTGGGAACCGGTCTTGGAACGCCTCCAGCAGGTGCAGCCGCGGCTCCGGCCTCACCTGTACAGCAGACAATCCCTGCAGCAAGCGCGCCTATGCTTCCAACACTACCAATTCAACCGGTCGGCCCTCTGCCGTCCCCGGTTCAAACATCTATGACCCCGGACGTTCGCCGTTATGCGTATCGTCCCGGTTTTGCTGCAGGCGGCCCGGTCATGAGCGATCAAGAGCGCATGATCCTTGCGCGTATGGGCGTTGGCAACCGGCCAATGTTTCAGGGTATGGGGGTGTAAGCCATGGGCGGATCAAAAAACCAGACGGTCACGCAGAAAACCGAAATCCCGAAGCACATCATTCAGGCGACCAAGGGTTCCGACGTCACAAGCGCTGCGTTCAAAGACGAGCAGCAGGCACTGATGGACTACTACGGCATCCAGCCGGGGTATCAACGTCCCATACCGGGTCCCATACCGGGTCCCGTAGTACCCTTCGCGGTCGGCGGCCCGGTGTCCGCGGGCCTCGGTTCTATGCCGCAGGCCCGGCAGGCGATGACGGCGCTCCGCGGTCCGCAGGGCATGCCGCCGATGAGCATGGCTCGCCCGGGTATGCCTTCTCCGCAAATCAACCCCTCAGATTTAAGTGCCCCGGCCATGTCGTACTACATGGCGCAGGGGGCACAACAGGCCGGCATGCCTGCATATGCGCAGGGCGGATATATCCAAGGCCCGGGGACCGGGCGCAGCGATTCCATTCCTGCAACCATCCATCAAAACGGGGTGCCTGTTCAGGACGCCGCGCTGTCTGACGGTGAGTTCGTGATGACCGAACGTGCCGTCCGCGGAGCGGGGAACGGGGACCGTGAGGCT